TGTAGAAATGTCTGAGTTGTTGTTGTTATTGATATTCAACATCACATTACTATTTTGGGCCCTTTCATTAGCTTGTTGGTTAAACACATAATCCCTGTTGTAAACCTTTGCTGCCGGCTCTTTTTCTTCTTTATTATCACCTGAAATTGAAGCCCTGATATTATCAATGCCCTTTAAAGCATTTGCAGCCATATCCGAACCCATTGCGGCCGCGGCTTTTAATATCAAGTTAATTGGTGTAATAAGAAACTCAAAAATAGCAGCCCCAACTTCACGGGCTCCTGATTTCATCGCATCCCACACGCTAACCATAACTGTTTTGATCTTCTCCCAATTTCTTGCAATGTGTAAAGGAATAGCAATAATTGGGGTGAATATTGTCATTGCTAATCTTACCCACTTATTATCAAATATTTTATTAAGCCATGCCCAAACTTTTTCCCAATTCTTAACCAACAACACGATGCCAGCAATAAGAGCTGCAACCGCAACTATAATTAAGCCAATAGGATTAGCAGCCATGGCCGCATTTAGTGCCCACTGAATTGCCACCCATGCCCCTTCTGCCTTAGTGATCATTGCAATAACCTTCGCAAAACGCAAAAATTTAGACACAGCTAGTATTGCTAACTGCACCTTCATACCCGCATTTAACGCTAATGTAACACCCAACCAAATAGCCCCAACTTTTGCAGCAGTTACAATTAAACCAATTATCTTATCCATGTTCTGCGCAACGAATCCGATTATCGTTTTCATGCTATTCATAGCAGAATTATTGCTATTAGTAGAGGATACAGCATTTTTAAACGCATCTGAAAGCTCTTGCATTTTAGCTTTCAATGACGACGTTTGAATGTCTGCTTGCTTTTGTGCGTTCCCGACATCGTTCAGGTTCCCGGCTAACTCCTGAACTATATCATTTTGATTAATGATTGTTGTTAACCATTTAGCCCCCCTAACGTCTGTCATTTCTAACAAGTCGTTATAGCTCAGGTTCGCTTTAGACAAGTTTTTAATAATGTCAGTTGCTTTAGTGAACTGGGGGTTAAATGATTTGTTTTGTACAGTTGACAACTTCGCTAATATCCCGGCTAACATGGTGCCAGCCTCGGATGCTGGTACGCCGGCTTTTGCGAATCCTTCCAATATAGCAACAGTATCATCAAAAGAGTTACCAAACGCCTTAGCCGTACCGCCAGCATTGACCATTGCCTCTGATAGATATTTGATAGGCCCTGACCCCTTTTGTTGGGCAGTAGCAAGGATATCTACAAACTCCCCGGCTTTATCCGCACTTACACCAAACTGGTTCATAGATACTGTAAGCGAATTAACAGCATCTACAGTCTCTAACTTACCCGCCTTAGCTAATATAATAGCAGACTCAGTAACCTTTGACAGAGCATCAGCGCTGGCAAGTAATTCAGGCTTTGCAGACCCAACCAATTCAAAGGCCGCAGCAGTATCACCAGCAAATATAACTTGCTTTTTAGACACCTTGTCTATCTCATCGGCAAATGAATTAAAGGCATCGCCCGTTACTCCTGTTATAGCCTGCAAGCTCTGTAGGCTTGCATCTAAATCAACGTTAGCCTGATATGCCGTTCGCATTCCTGACGAAAGCATAAACAATAAACCACCGGCACCAACTAAGGTACCGAGGTTTCTTATTAATCCACTATTTGCCTTTGAATAGTTTGCAGAAGATAGTTGAGCCCTTTTCATAGCTGCTTCGGTACGCTTCCCGAAAGCAGATGTAGCCTTTGCCATCTGCTTCACAGGAGCTGTAACCTTATCGACAGCTGAAAAAACCGATTTTATAGAGAAGTTTGCCATTTACTTACTTGATTCTTCACATTGCCTTTTTATCTCTTCATAATATGTTAAGATACCAAGACAATCGACACTGTCAAAATACATTTTCATCGCTTCAAATGGACTGATCTTTAACTCTAAACACACCGAAACTACAATAGGGTCGATGTTCCCCGAAGTTACAAAAAATACCCAACGATCTTTTGAAGCAAAGAAAAATCTAATGAATCTAATTTATTTATAATTCCCCTTACCTCTCCACTCAAAACATGGATATATCCGGTAAAAAGCTTAAACGGCTCATCTGTATTGATCCCTTTTGTAGCTTTTTGAACTTCAAAGGCGGTCAATCGTGGCTTTAATGACAAAGAACTGAGTTCAACGCTTCCGGAATCGTTTTTAATTGGAAACGACAACTTATAATCCATTGTCATATCTTCATTAATAACCAAATCACCGGCCATTATTGATTCAACAATAGCCATTTCGGCCTTATTGTCGGCCTTATTGTCGGCAGGTTCCACATCAGACCCGGTCATTGTTAATTTGACTTTTGTCTTTTTATAATCAAGCCACTTTTGGAACTCTTCCATCGCCAAAGATTGTGGAACCTTTGGCGAATCTATTACTATTTCATCAAGTCTTACTTGCATAACTTAAATTTTTACAAATTTACCACTACCGGCCAACTTTATTTGAACAGTCGCGTTCAACGTTGACGGCTTAATATCGCCTACAGGAATAGCTTTCCCCCTCATAACATCACCGTTAATTAGGGTATAAGTTATAGTAGCAAGATCTGCACTCTCGGCCCACTCGACTAACTTATCGGTTATCTCGCTATTTGTAGCAACCGTAACCTGTAAATACGGGCGTGAATAAGTACCGGAAAGTATAATATTCCCGCTACTAGTGATCTGTGAGTCATCATCATTCATGCGTATACCGCCACGATCTGACTCTGTATCTTCATTCGCTTTCGGCTCCAATGTGAAGCTTCCAATTGTTGGATGTTCAACTTTTAATTCAGTAACATCACCTCCAAAATAGCTCATAGTTTTTTTAGTTATTAGATGAAACAGACTGACGGTAAACAGTAGCAGTGACAGAACTAATACGTGCTGTACCGCTTGTTTTGTAAGAAAATACAGTATTGAACCGGTCTGGATTATCTTCATCAATTTTAACGGTAATTGATTTTTTCATGAAATCGACATTGTCAATAATTGCGACATCTCCAAGGTCTTCGGCAATTCCGTACAGATCCGCTTTCCAGTCTTTCGGTTTTTTAGTGTAATCAACGCTACTTATTTGATCATCGCTTATAATAGCTCTGCCAACCAAATAAGCCTGTTCTGCAATTAACACGTAATAGCGAACATTAAAATCAAGATTAAGGTTTCGAACCCACCGGAATGTCGGAACAGACTCACTTTCAGGATGGTATGTCGTAACAAAGTCTTTTACCTTATACCGTCCGCCTTCGAAATCTACAGTCGAAGCCCCTTTCTTAACGAGATAATCACGATAAGAATAGTCTTTCATATCACCAATAAGACCATCGGCAGGCGCCGGCATATCGTTGTAATAGGTGTTAATTACATCTCTGTGAGGTTCATTCTGTGCTATAACTGCATAGTTCAATGTCATATTTGCAGCGGCTTCAAATGGGAATCCTTCGGAATTAGGAGCAGGGGCCAATGCATTTGTAACTTCACTTGCGCGAGAATCGGTTATTGCCCCTAGTGTAGTAGAATCACTTTCGGTACTTCCCCAAATCGCGATAAATGGCCTAAAGTTCTCACCGTAAAATCTGCCGGTCGGGTTGTCAGCATCCGGGCGTCCGTTAATGGATTCAAGTATATCAAAGGCAGGAGATCCATACGTATTCAAAACAATAGTAGTCCATTCGTTCCCAAATTTCGTACTCAATGAAGCAAGGTCGGGCGTGCCAACTCCTGCGACAGTGGAATCTTCTGCATAAGCTAATCCAACAGAATTACCACCAGTATAAAATCTGACGGAAAAGTTACTTGTAAGACCTTTCCATTTTGCAGTAAATACAATATCTATAGATGAAGCTACTGCCGTTACAGGGCTGCTCATGTCAGAATTGACAGCATCAGCTATTTTAGTTAAAATGGCAGCCGGCGCATCACCTTTTACGATGTCGAAATCATAATCACGACCAGCAACATAAACATAATGAGTTGTGCTGCCGGTTGCAGTCCCAGTTACTGAATTTGTTACAACAGCGGCAACACCGGCAGCTGCTTCTTCCTGAGCTATTACATAAGTAGGAATGCCTCCAAGCAGATCGGTGCCTGACGGTTTCAGGATATTAAAACATTTGTGTATTGGCGAACCGAAGCCAAACATTTGACCAGCCTCATAAGCTGTTGTGACTTCTGTCTCATCTAAAGGCATAGATGATTGATTTGCCGTTAATCCTTCCCCAATGATAACAATTCTTTGAGGTAGATATGCAGATGTGGATGACACAGTGCCTGCCTTTAATTTGTACCCGACAATAGTTGAAACTCTCAGCGGGCTTATTGCTTTGCTTATACTTGCCATTAGCTTAAATTTGTAGTGTAATACAATATTTCGTTATCGACAACCGCTTTTGTGTTGTTTCTAACTAAAGGAATACCTTCAACTCTTTCTGTCGTTTCGTAGTGTCTAACTTCGAAAATAACAAAGGCTGTGGTGTTGTCCTGGCTTGATCTTCTTTGCTCAAAAACACTCATGTTTTTACTTAATACCTTTGTCCCTTTTATTCCAAAATCAGCAGATAAAGATAGTTTATTGTAACGAGTATTTTTTAAGATAGCTCTAACAACCTCAGATATCTTTCTCGCATCTGAATAAGACTTAGCTTTACATTCTATAACGTATTTTGAAACAGCATCAGATTGGCTTTGAGCTTCGGAAGGATAATCACTGTCAGAATACATCACCCCAACGAATGGGAGTGTCGCCGCATCAATAGCCTTAATATAATCTGTTGCCACCTCGGCAGGAAGGAAATCATTGCCTAATGATATCTGACTGGCAAATTCAGACGCCAACACGTAAGATATCTGATGCATGATTAACCCCGCGCAACTTTCGCCTATCCTATTACTGATCATCTTTAAGAATTAAGCTTATTAAACCTACCGTATCATCCGGCATTGTCTCTGAAACTGTATATGTCCAACTTTGAACAGCATCAGACCAAGACACTAACCAACCCTTCATGGTTCCTAACTTATTCACCCTTGCGGATTGTCCGGCATCAATCAAATCCTGTTCAATTATAGATACGTGAGAAAAAGGCGTATTAACATAACTACCTTCATGCTCTTCAACGAGTCTGTTTATCCTGACTGGAATACCCCTAACCGTAAATGCAGCGCCACCCGGCGGGGTTAATGTTATTTCTACATCAACGCCGCCTTTGGTGACTATGTACGCCACATCTTTTTTTACACGATCAATAAGTGTCCCCATTTATTTGCTCGTTTTTTTCGTTTCCTGCTTTTCTATTTTGCCGGATTTCTCAAGCTCTTTTAACAATCCGCCAGGTATCTGTTTTTCGGAAATAATAGCACCTTTTTCATAGGTTCTACGACCGAACGTTATTGAGTTGACTGATACTTTATACATGGCCCTTTATTTTTTCTTCTAAAAACGAAATAGCACCTTTCCTGTTTTTTCCTGCTTTTTCGTCTTTAAGAAGGGTTTCAAGATCTTCAACAGTACGACCTTCGGCAAAAGCCTTTAACTCTTCAATACTCATAGAGTCATCAACTTCTTCAATCTTTTTTACAAGGCCTTCAAGCTTTTTCACATCTCCAAGCTCCTTAGCATCGTACTGTTTTCCACCGATGAACTTACGCCCACCGATGGAAATACAACCTTTAACGATTACCTCATACATCATGATGCAACAACTTTACGAGTCACAATGCGATCAACGGAATAAGGAACAACTAACGGGGCTACGCGAACGATTGCTTTGTGCGTTTGCCGTTCTTGTGATACAGCTTCATGCACTGACCAACCGTCATTAAATACGGGCCTGGTCCCAAGCATTGGCCGATTATCTCCAAATACAGTAGGCACGCCGGCTTTCCAATTCCTAATAACAACATCCTCTGATAACATGATATATTTTTCAGATGGGATAAAGCTGGCAGTATCTTTTAAGTT